TATTACCATAATTAACCATCTGCTCAGGAGTCAAAGTTAGAGTAATCTGGAAATTTTGGCATATAGCTTGAATAAATTGCCTGATCCATATTTTATTCTGATTCTGCTGGCCAGGTACAATATTAGGTGGGCCATCTCTTGTTTCTATAATTGCAGTACCAAGGTTTGAGCTATTTGAGGGATCAATCGTATTTACAGGAAATACTGACTGCTCATTGATAAAAAAGGAACCTAAAAGCTCTCCATTGCCTGTTCTGTCAAATAGGTAATCAACATATCCCACTCTACACTGGTTAGCCTCTTGATAATAAGGGGCAAAAACTTTAGTGGTTATATTGATGTTGTTCAGAGGCTGTATTGTTCCGCCACCCAAATAAGTAGGTAATGGATCAACATCAAAAAACTCAAACAACCCACTCAAAGGATTGTAAAATTTTAGATCAAAAATATTGGCACTTACTACCACAACTTGATAATATTTATCATTGAGTACTGTAGGCCCTATACAATTATCAATTATTATATAGGCTAAATTACCCACAGGCCCAAAATTATGTTCAAAGGTAGTTATTCTAACTCTAGGGATACCTCCCACAAATGTTCTTACAGCTGAAATGATAGCATAGAAAGGGGCATTGTCCGCCTCTGACTGTACCCCTAGAATAAATCCCTGATTGTTTCCTGCTGCTACATTGGGAAATAGAGCTTGCAGTTGGCCAGATCCCCAAGGATCGTTCCATTCTGCCCAGCTAGCATAAGGTAGACCTGCCCAAGTAGTTCCATTGTCATACTGTAGATAGCCAAAACAGGTAAAGAAGTCATTCCAAATTGCCCAAGTCTCATTGACGTAGTTATACACGAGTATTTTATTTGGAAATTTAGGGTTGTCAGCGGAATTTGGAAAAGTCCAATAAACCAGCTGATTGTTATAATCCCTGATGCCATAGACTCTTTGCGGTCCTCTATTTAAATTGTTAATATTGAAGACAAGCTGAGGTATTTTCTGGTCTATTCTTGAAACGTTCACCGAATCATCAGTAGTTATTCCGTAGTTCCCAACGGTAAAAACCCCACGATCAAAAGGGACTACGCTAAAACTACTTTCAGCCCCTAGTTCTGTGTTTATTTTTCTTGGCAAAAAGGGATATACCCTATCTCCTGTATAAGTCAGGTTCCAAGAAGATCTTTCGCATTTTATAATCAGGGAGTCTTTTATAAACTCAGCCGTTACAATTTGCTCTGCTGTAGGTAAATCTACGAATCCACCATAACCTGGTGTATCACTCCACCAAGAATCGGCTAAGGTGGGGTTTCCAATTTGCGACCATCTAACTCTTTGAGGATACCTAATTCCATCTTCTTGTGTATTCATGACAACAAGACGGCCTTTATAAGGCAGAATAATTAAAGCTAGTTGAAGAGGTACCCCTGGTGGACCTATAGGAGGTGTTGTTCCACTAAATGTATTTAATGTAGGTGTTACCCAGCCCAAAGCTGTTGTATAATATCTTATAGGATCAAAATTGTTTGTAGCCCAGAATAAAGCGTCTCCACCTCCAAGCCTAAAAAAACTGCAAGTCCAAAAGAATTGGTAGTCGTCACCTGTAAAAGTAACTCCAGCTATAACCCCAGAGTTTAAAAATATGCCAGTAAGATTATTGAAAGCATAAGCATACTTAGTATCAAAACATATAGTAAGTTCTTCATTGACTGATCCGCCAGTTTCCCATGTTCTAATACCCATGACAGGCAAAGAAGGAAAATATTGAGTTACTATCCTTACTGCTAAACCACCAGGAGGAGCAACTGTAAAATTAAGGGTTATCGCCCCTGAAATATAGGATATTGTAGAAGTAGTTAAGTTTGCAGTGTAAGGACCTGATACATAGGTCCAGCCTCCTAGCCCATTATCATCAAAGATTGTGGGATTTGCTCCACCAAAATCTATAGTGATTCTTGTTTGGGTAGGTTTTAATTCTGCTCTAGGCTCTGTAGCTCGTACGCTAGATAGAATATCTGCTACCACATAGGGACTAGCTGTAACTGGAATATTTGCTGGAGAATTTAAAGTAACTTCTCTTGTTAGCCTCCCTAAAAATGAATACCCTTTTCGTCTTAATACCCTGCCTCTAAATACCCATGCATCCTCAAGCTTTGGAAAAGCTTTTTCTGGTATCAAAAAAGGTTCATAGTAGGTATTTATACCAGAGTCATTTTCAAAAGAACTGATATAATAGGGTTTATAGCTCATTCATATACCAAAGGCTACAACAAACATTGAACTAAAAGTTCCACCAATAGTTCTTTGGAAATCACAAGAAGCGTTTGAAAATGATAATAGTGCTATTTCAGGAGCAGAACTAAAGGTTCTTGTGTATGAATATAAAACTCCAAAACAGGTGGTAAACCCTGCGGTATATGTTACTGTAAAATTTGGTCCAGCGGGGATAGCCTGAGTTGTACCAACAATTTTTAAACCATCTAATAAAACTACAAAATTTGGATTTGAAATTGTAGAAGAGATCGAGGAAAAAAGTTGTGAAATTTGACCGTTGGAGGCTTCTCTCACATATAAACCTAAATCGCCACCTACATTTTTTGCAAAAAGAGCCAGCTCACCAGCCAGGGTTGTAGGATCTGAAGCTTGGGCAGGGAAGGTAACTTTTTTATGCTTACCCTGATTTACTGTGGCATCGGTAAAAGGATAATGATCTATACCGTAAGTAGATTCCAAAGTCTGAAAGTTATTCAAGATTTGGCCTTGGCTTTGCGATGGTCTATCACTGGCCGCTGGGATATTAGGTGTATAACCAGACATTTAAAATCCTCCAAATGTATTTCCAAAAGGGAACTGTTGGAAAGGTGATTGCTCGGTATAAATTGTAGCCGTCCTCTCAGAGGTCTGCTGGGTAATGGTTCTTCTTTGACACAAATTCATCTGTTCTTTGAGAAGAGGTCTAAATTTCATCATATTTTCAAAGTCAGCATTATCCGAAAAAATTTTGTCTGCTGCACCATAGGCCAAAAGTTGCCACCATTCCCTTAGCTGGGGTTCTTGACTTGAGGGAGCAGAGGCAAAAGCCGTTGGGTATTGATACGCTTCAAAACTTACTATATATGCCTGATCTGGTATCGGGTATACCATAAATTGGTCTTGGTAAAAAACTACCGATTGCGGTCTAGAAGCCACGTAAGGAGTATACTGGATATTAATAGGATTCCCATTAGGTATAGGAAGGAGGAACCCGTTGGCATTGATACTAACGGCTCCGGTAATATAGTTGATGACTCCTCGAACGGTTGGAGTATCTGAAGGATCATTGACATCTATCAGGTTTCCTGTTTGGTTTATAGTTGCAGCGCCTCCTCCATCATCCACAAGCGTTTGAGAATTTCCATTCGCGTCTATACCCGAAACAATAACTTGATAATTAATTTTACGAACAGGAACAGGAGTCGGGGAGTAGGCTCCTGGTGGATTTTGTTTAAAGCCTCGAACAATAGGGGTAGCGGTACAAAACTGACCAGTATAGGGCCCTTGCGTGCCGTTGCCTGTATATATTTGTTGTTGTAAAAAGTCCAAGCTAGGATTGATTCTAAAAAAATTCTCCCTGCTCTGAGTCATGTACGATTGATAACCTGCTATGTATACAGGGGGCATATTTGCGAGATAATATTCTTTTGGGAAATCGTAGACAGCTATGTTTGCAGTGGTAGTAAACTGAAAATTTACTCTTAGATTTTGTAGTTTGAGATGTTCTGGAAAATCATAAACATAAAAGGTATTAATATATTCATCGATTTGCTGATCCGTTATCTGGTTCGAATTAGGTCTAGCGGTAATCCTTCTTACTTTATTCCTAATGGTGGCTAGCGTTGCTGGAGCGGACATCAAACACCTTTTTTTTAGGAATATACCGTTTTTGTATTGTTAAATCAAATTTTAAATTCTAAGGAGTACGCCATCCATATTCAGGTGGAATATTGTTATTGTTTTTTACTGCATTTTCTAAAGTATAAGCCTCTTCCCCCATAGGAATTACACTGGGGGTTTGATCTCCTGAAACCGAAAAAGGATCAAAATTTGTTGTATCTATGCCTATAGAAAAAGAGGTGCTATCAATTATAGTCGCTTTGACCTCTTTCCCTGCTAACTGTTGCATCCCACAAGCTAAAGGAATAACAAGTCGTACTATAATGCCCTGTAAGTATCCATGGGGTAGAGAAGTAACAACTACCCCAGGATTTGTTTGAGTAATAGAGCTTATAGTCTGT